GGTTTATCACAGGCTTCAGATGCTAAAAATTCAACAGGTGGTTCAAACTACTATGTTGATGTGCTTTATGCAGACAGTAAATATATCTACTGGATGGATCATGAAGCAACTTTAGCAAATGCAGGTTCTGCTAAAAAAGGACAGACTTTTGATAATACTTTCACACAAACTATAACAACTATATCTACTTCACTTTCAGGTGGTGTAGATGGATCATCTGCTTTTACACCAACAAATGCAGAATTAGCAACTGCTTTCGATAGATTTAATGACGCTGAAAATGTTGACATTAACTTATTGATTGCAGGACCTTCACAAACATCA